TACACAAACCAAATGAACAAAACACAGCTAGACGCTGTACCTGACGCTAACCACTTTACTCTTGGTGACGACCTAGACCTAGCCATTATCTTTAATCTGTCTAGCGGCACTACCGCTCCTAGCAGTGACGGCGTGTCTATTAACTTTGATGCTAACTCGTTGAACCAAGGCGCTGTATTAGGCACTGATTACGAGTGGGATTTCCCTGCGTCTAATAAGGTTAGGATTAAATCGTTAGCCGCACAGAACCTCAAAGTCAGGATTATTTAATGTGAGTGAAAGTTATTGTCCTGTATTTGGTGCTTGATACCTATATTTACACATGGGCAATAGGCAGTAGAACGAGGTTAGAGCATTACAGAATTTGTCGATACAAGGAGCTAAATAGCGAATCAGATCAAACGTACACATGGTATTTACCTTGGCCTAATTCATATTGCGATCCTTACGTGATTTACGAGGTGACAAATGATTGACCCGATTACAGCAGTAGCGGCGGCTACAAAAGCATACGCAGGGGTCAGGGCCTTTATCGAAGCGGGTAAGTCCATAGAGGATACGTTTCAGGTAGTAGCTAGATGGCAGGGTCACGCATCAGATGTTTTGTATGCCAGCCAACGACAGAAGAAAAGAACAAACCCTTTTAAAGCTGTAGTTTTTTCAGGGTCAATAGAAGCAGAAGCGGCGCAGATGTTTGCCGCAAAAAAGAGGATAGAGCAACAGCGCAAGGAACTGATAACGCTACTTCAATATGCATACGGCAATGAGGGTGTAGCGGAATATCGACAATGCGTTAAAGATGTAACTGAGCAACGGCAACGCGAGGTATATGCTCAGCAGGAAGCCAAGGATGCAATGGTTAAGTCGTTTTGGATTATTGCATTGCTAGGCGTAGCCGGCGGGCTAATTACTTTTATTGTTAAAGCTGTTACAGAAAGGGGCTGAAAATGGAAGAGACCACGAAACAGGTTATAGATGGTGTTAGCGTTTTTACGATGCTTGGCGCTCTCGGCTCTATTCTTCCACCTGTCGCCGCCCTATTTACTATTATCTGGACGGGCATCCGTATCTGGGAAACTGAAACAGTCCAAGGGCTAATAGGCCGCAAGCAAAAGCGTGACGCTAAGGGCCGATTTGTAAAGGGCGACGACTAATGCTACAAGCACTGTTAGGCCCAGTAGCAGGACTCGCCAAGACATGGATGAACAATCGCCATGAGCAGTCTCAGGCCAAGCATCAGGCAAAGATGCAGGTCATTAGCAACACTGCTACATGGGAAGAGAAAATGGCTGAGGCGTCTGGCAACTCGTGGAAAGACGAGTTTTGGACGATTGTACTCGCAGTCCCATTATTCTGCCTTGGATATTCTGTTGTGGCTGACGATGCCGGTGTTGTTGATCGTGTTCGTTATAGCTTTGACGTTTTATCTACTCTCCCTGACTGGTATCAGTATTTACTCTTCCTTGCAGTATCTGCGTCATTTGGAATACGTGGTGCTGACAAGCTGATGAAGCTGAGGACTAAGTAATGGCGTTGACGGTCGCATCTGCTGATTTAGTAGACAAGGGCAATCAAATTATCCAGCTATACAACAAATATCTGGGCCGCGATCCTTTGCAGGGCGGCTTGGATGGCTGGCTTGCGACCGGACAATCCATCGAAGAAATTGAGCAGGGAATTGCTAACTCGCCAGAAGCGGCTGTGTATGAGACGTTTAATGAAACTATTGGCCGTGACCCAACAATGGAAGAGCGGGACTTTTTTGTAAATGTAAATCCATCGTCTGCCGAAATTGTTGAAGAGGTTTTATCTAACACAAAAGAAGCGCAAGAGTATCAAACTCAACAACAGCTAGATGAGACAGATATGCTGGTTGATACTACTGCGGATGATACAACTGCTGATACAACTGTTGATACAACTGCTGATACTGGGCTTGGCGACACTACAAGTGATGATGTTATTGATGACGCGGGACTAACATTTCCTACCGCCGACACAGGGCGGTATGGTGACATGCTTGACGCTTCAGCTACGTTTGCTGATGCCAATAAATATCTTGGTGTTAATGAATCTCAGTGGTCTGCATTTGTTAATGAAGTAAATGACATCAAGGCCCAGATGAACGCTTTTGAGGGCAACGAGGCCCGTGTAATGCAGGAGCGAAGCATTCCTGACGCTATGTTAGATCGGCGTATTGCTGTATTGCTTAATCAAAATCCCGGCATGACTGCTGAAGAGGCCCGACAGCAAGCTGAAGCCAGCTCTGAATACCAACAAATGGTAGCCACGAATCAGCAATATGAAGCATTACAAACTCGTCTTAATCAGGCGTATGCGTCTATAGGATTAGACTCTCAGGGAAGCATTACCGGTTCTGATCGTTCCATTGAAGGCGGTCAGGTTAGGTTTGATTTGAACACCGGCGATGTAACATTTATTCAGCTAGGGCGAAACCCTCTGATAGAGGCGGCATTTGCTACGGCTATAGCGGCTGTATTTACAGGCCCATTAGCAGGCGCAATCGCAACTACGACAGGGGCAAGCGCGGCGGCGGCAACTGCGGCGGCTTCTGGAATTGTTAATTCTGCAACCCAACTAGCAATGACGGGCAACCTTAATGTGACTCAGGCTTTGACAGCGGCGGCTACGGGTTATTTGAACCCTAACGCTTCTGCAAACATTATGTCCAATCCAGATGTTGCGAGCCTTACTCAACAGGTAACTGATTCTGCCTTTAATGAAGTTACTGGTTCGCAAATAATTCAAGAGCTTACAAACGCCGGGGTTAATTCTGGTGCAGTTGTTGATGCAATAACTAACTCTATAGGTGCCGCGGCTACTAATGCTATATTTGGCGGTGATGAAGGCGTAGCTTCAGATGCTACTGCGGCTGATGATGAGCTTGGCATTAAAAATGACGACGGCACTACTACTTACTCCATATATAACTTGCCGTCTATTTACAGCGTTCTTGAAAGCGGTGATGTGGTACACACTGAGTCTGGAACCGTTATGGTTACTCGTGATGAGTATGACGTTAGTCCCTACGGAATAAGAGTAACTTTCCCGCCTTATGTTCCTAGTGATAGCGATGCAGGCGGTGGCGGTGATACTGCGGCAGACTCTAGCGCAAGCGCTGATACCTCTGCGGCAGGCGGTGCTGACACAGGCGGTGCCGATGCAGGCGCGGCTGATCCATCAACGACCGTAACGGTTAACTCCTCTGTTGGCGCCACATCTCAGGGGCAGTATGAATATATTGGCAATGGTCAGTTTAGAGATAGGGTTGATGGCGATATTTGGCAAATTCCCGGCGATTGGGGGTCTGTTGTATCGGGTCAGGGCATAGAGACTGGTGATTTTGTTGATGAGCAGGTATTGGTAGACGTTGATGCTAGGGGTGTTGAGGCGCCAATAGACGGCACGGGGGTGGCAACAGAAGGCGCTACGACTACAGAAAAGAGCGATGTAGTAAAAGCCGCTGAATGGATCTTGGTAAACTTGCCTAATTACAACGACATGACGGAAGATGAGGTAAACAAGGCCCTAGAAAATGCTGGTCTTGAGCCTGTTGATGTAAACAACGATGGCACCGTTTCTTCTGAGTCTGAGGTTGTTACGACAGCAACCGGCGATAAATCGTCAACTGTGACTGTAAATAACTCAGGCGCAGGTGCAGGAGCAGGTGCAGGTGCAGGCGCTGGAGCCGGAGCAGGTGCCGGAGCAGGTGCCGGGGCAGGTGCTGGCGCCGGAGCAGGCGCAGGTGCTGGAGCGGGAGCGGGAGCGGGAGCCGGTGCTGGAGCCGGTGCTGGAGCGGGAGCAGGCGGCGGCGGGGCCGGATCTGGCGTTGTAGTCGCTGGGGGTGCTGGGGGTGCAGGTGGCGGCTCTGATGTAGGAACGGTGTCTACAGGCGGCCAAGGAGGCGGCACAGGCGGCGGGACAGGCACAGGCAGTGGCGATGGCACTGGCGATGGTGACGGTTTAGGCAGAACTGGAATGCTAGCCGGATTTGCGCCGCTAGCAACTATGGCCGCACAGCCGTTCGAGCCACTAACTCAACGCTCTATTCGTATTCAAGCGCCAGAAATGTTGCCGGATATTGTTGGGCAACAAGATGCTGTAGCGCAGTTAATGAAAGCTATATCAACGCCTTATGGTACAAAGCCATCTGGTCAACAGCTAAATGGTTTGTTTGACAGAATCTTACAAGATCAAGAGAAGATCGCATGACATATTTAAACTTGGTCAACAACGTATTGCGGCGTCTTAGAGAAGACGAGGTAAGTAACGTATCGGAAAGTACATATAGCGCAATGGTTGGCGACTATGTAAACGATGCGAAGAACCTGATTGAAACCGCATGGGATTGGTCTGCGTTACGCACCATGCTGACGATTACGACCGTAGCCGATGACTACACCTATTCGCTTACGGGTAGTGGCAACGAGGGCAAGGTATTTAGGATTATCAACGATACTTCTAATGCTGAAATGGAATATCAGACTCAAGCGTGGTTTGACAACGAGTTCTTTGTTAACACCCCTGTATCTGGCTCACCTCGTTACTTTACCTACAACGGCGTAGACGGCAGTGGTGACACTCAGATTGATGTTTATCCCAAGCCTGATGGCGTTTATTCGTTGAAGGCAAAGATGGTTATTAGAAATGTAGACTTGAGTGCCAACTCGGATACCTTGGCAATACCCAGCACTCCTGTCATACACATGGCGGTTGCGCTGTTATCGCGTGAAAGAGGCGAGACAGGCGGTACGTCTACTGCTGAATACTTTGCGATTGCTGACAAGCATTTGTCTGATGCAATTGCGCTGGATGCCCAGAAGCACCCAGAAGAGACAATCTTCTACACACCGTAGGATAGGTTATGGCACAGCCGTTACGCAGTATTGATCTTGTCGCCCCTGCCTTTAAGGGCGTTAACTCGGAAGACTCTCCTATTGCTCAGGATACGTCATTCGCAGAAAGGGCAGATAACGCGATTATTGATCGACAGGGCCGCTTGGCTTCTCGTCAGGGCAACAGCGTTATTACGACTACCAAGACGGTATTGGGTACAGACTATATCCATAACATCCACGAGTTTTACGACAGTGCTGGCAACGAAGTCATATTTAGCACTGGTAACAACAAGATAATGACTGGCACGACTACGTTAGTAGATGCTACACCTGCGTCATACACCATTACGGCTAATGACTGGAAGATTGTTAACTTTAATGACCATGCGTATTTCTTTCAGCGTGGCTACGAGCCGTTGGTTTATAGCGACACCTTGGGCGCAGTAACCAAGATGACCGCCGTAGCAGGCTCATCAGTTACATCTGCGCAGTATTGCCATGAGGTTATCGCTGGGTTTGGCCGGTTATGGGTAGTTGGCAATTCAACCAATGACGCCACTATTTATTGGTCTGACCTTTTAGATGGCGACGACTTTGCTGGTGGCTCTAGTGGCTCTATCGACGTATCTAAAGCATGGCCTAATGGAGCAGATAAAGTAGTGGCATTGGCCGCACACAATGGTCTGCTGGTTATATTTGGCGAACACAGCATTATTATTTATCAAAACGCAGATTCCCCTGCGTCTATGTCGATTGTTGACACTATTAGTGGTGTTGGTTGTATTGACCGCAAGACAGTGCAAAGCATTGGTACTGACCTGTTGTTTTTGAGCGATGACGGCTTGCGAAGCCTTGGTCGGGTTATTCAAGAAAAGTCATTGCCGGTATCTGATCTAAGCCGGAATGTTAAGCAGGAGTTAGTAGGTTATATAAGGTCTAAAACCAGCCCAGCTACCAGCGTCTACAGTCCTGAAAATTATTTCTATCTATTAGGCTTGCCCGATAGCAACCTTATTTACTGCTTTGATCTTAGGGGTAGGTTAGAAAACGGCTCATTCCGTGTAACCAAGTGGCCTAGCGTCAATTTTAAGAGCTTTGCTAGAGATCGGAATGGTGACGTATATATCGGCACGGTCGATGGCATAGGGACATACAGCGGCTATGACGACAACAACTCGTCGTTTATTTTCCGTTATACCAGCCCCGGCCTAACCTTTGGCGATCCATCAAAGATCAAGATTCTTAAAAAGATACGGCCCACGATCATTGGTGGTAATGATGCGGACATCATTCTTAGCTGGACGTATGACTTTTCGGTTCAGGCCAATACGTCACGGTTCAGGGTGGGTACATCGACGCCGGGGTTTTATGGCGAGTCAGAATATACGGCGGTTGAGTTTACGCTAGGCGACTTGATTAGTCGCAAGTCTTTAAATTGTACGGGTAATGGCAGTGTGATTACGGTAGGTTTGCAAACAGAAGTAAATGGTAGTGCCATATCCCTACAGGAAATGAATGTATTAGCGCTTATAGGTAAGACGCTGTAATGATTTTTAAAGTGAGAGGAACTTACTAATGGCTACTGCTGAAGAACTTGCCATGATTGATGAGTTGCAGGGGCTAACAAGTCCCAGCCAAGGTTATAACCCATCAGGAAATTATACTGGCGCTACGGCTAGTGGGGGATATGACTATTCAAACATTTCATCTCAGTCTATTGACCAATTGATTCAAGACGTTGGCGGCCAAAGCAGTTTTCTTGGTAGTTTATTTAATACTGTCTTAGGAAATTTGGGGACGTTTGCATCAGGTGCTGGCGGTCTTGCAAGCCTTATGGGGGCTTATGACCGTCTTGGCGCAGTTGGCGAGCGAGGTCTTGCGGGTGCAGGTCGGATTGCTGAAGAAGCCTTTGCGCGATCTCAATTCAAGCCATTTACCGTTACGACAGGCACAGGCTCCAGTCTTGGTGTAGGTATACGCGCCCCCGGAGTTTTTCCAGAAATGAGCAGAGAAGCTCGTATTCAACAGCTTATGCAAAACCAAGGTTTAACTCGGGAGCAAGCGATAGCTAACCAAAGGCTTTCGCAAACCCGTGGCTTTGATATTAACAATGACGGCGTTGTTACCGATCAAGAGTTTGCGGCGGCTAGAAATGCCGGGCTTACTGGTGGCGGTGCAGTTGGCGGCGCAGGCGGTAGCACAGGCGGTGCGTTTACTGGCGCAGGGCCGATGATTGGGCCAAACATCGAGACCGTTTATAGCCCAACAGAACAGGCTATCTCTACAGGCGCATTTACTGGCGCGCAAACCCTTCTTGATGCTGTTACAACAAGTCAAGCAACCCGAGAGCAAGACATTTACAACCGTATACGGGCTACGCAAATGGGCGAAGAAGAGCGTCAACGTCTAGCTCTTGAGGAAAGGTTAGCTAGTCAAGGTCGATTAGGCGTTCAAACAGCTATGTTTGGCGGCACGCCAGAACAATTAGCGTTAGCCAAGGCCCAAGAAGAAGCTCAAGCTAGGGCGTCACTGGCGGCTATCCAGCAAGCCCAAGCAGAACAGGCACAGCAGGCACGACTTGGCACCCAACTATTGGGTGCGGCGTATCTGCCAGAGGCTCAGGCTCAGAACGCTCTACAGCGTGGGCTATTGGCCTCTCAGTTGGCACAACGCGGTCAGCTATACGGCACTGGCCTATTTGGCGAATCCTCTATAGCGGGCCTAGACGTTCTTCTGCAGTCTGCTACGCAACAAGCCAATCTGATGGGTCAGCTTGGTACAGGATTGCTTGGTGGCGCTGTAGAAGGATCTGGCGGCGGGCAAGGCGGAATACTTGAACTTCTTGGTGATATAGGAAAACAAGTAGCCCCTGATATTTTAGATTTTTTGGGATTTTAGGGACACCTTGAGGAATAAATTATGGCTTTAGAATTAAGTCCAATTAAAGCAGATTTTGGCAATGTGGGGGGGCTTGGAATGCTTCTTGGCTCTGCAAGCGCAATGTCAACCAAGGCTGAAGAAGACAAGCAGTTTTATGACAGGATGCTTGAGCTTTCTCAGTCTGGAGATATTGCGGGTCAAGGTGGCTTGCTTGCTACTAGGGGCGCTCAAACGCAAAATCCGCAATTGCTTTTACAGGGCACGGAGTTGTTAGCTCAGGCTCAAAAACAAAAGTCATTAGTTCAGATTGATAGCCTTATGGACGTTCTTGCAGATCCAACTAAATCTGCACAGGAACGTGCCGCCGCAAGCACAAAAGCAGAAACTATTGCATTTTCTCCTGCTGTTGGAATGACTCCACAATCATTTAATTCACTGGTTAATGGAGCAAATTCTCAAAGAGAATCAACATTGAACAGCCAAGCAAGGTCTTTGGTTTCAATGGACAGGGCTAATGCTGTTGTTCAATACAAGTCTATGTATGGAGAACAAGAGGCTTGGAGAGTAAACAACGCTTTAAGGTCGGCTACAGAAACCGAACAGGCTATTCAACAACAAGACCTTAATGCTTTTATTAGGTCGGAGCGGCCAAATATTGTAAGCCTTGATACTAGAATAGCGCAGTTTAATCAAGCTCCTGTTACTGAATGGAATATGTCGGAGTTAAATTCATTAGTTAATCAAAGGATGCAGGTTGAACAAGCGATAGCAGACAAAGGCGGAAATGTTGACCCTTCTAAATATGTTGGCCTTGCGGAGCGGATGCAAGACGAGGCTTACGCCCTTAAAGCAAGTCGAGACGATAGACAAGCAGCTCAAATTGAGCAGGTAATTGATAACCAACATACGCTTTTGTTTAACCAATTTAGAGGCAATGCAAATTTGTTGCCATCTGAAATTGTAGAACAACTCAGGACTCTTCCTAATTACCAGCTTTGGGACAATGATGATTGGAAAAAACTAGAAGAAGATTTAACTGCATCTTACGAACGAAAAACTAATGCTCAAGAGTTAATTGAAAAAGGCAGACTTGGTGATACAAACGAGGCTTGGCTTAAACAGTACCCGAGTTATTTTGATGATGACGATCAGTTTCAGGAAGACCTAAAAACATATAGGTCTGACAGCTCAAGAAGAGACAAAATTAATGCAGGCGGCAGGCTAAACAGCAAAATTGACGCGGCTCGCGATGAGCAAAATAAAGCTAGGCGAAGTGATAAATTTATAAAAAACAAAGCGACTCGTTTTGTTGAAGACTTTATTGCCGCTGGCAATCCAGATGACCCACGATATGACAAGTCTATAGTTTCTGGTGCTTTGCTAGGTCAAGGCGACGACATTTATGATGTTGTTAGGCGTTTAAGCAGAAGCGTAGATGACGAGCTTTATAACAAACTGATAACTGAGGTTGGTTATTTAATCAAAGACAACCCAGCCGCGAAGATGCGACCAGCCGTTCTTGAGGCATTTAAAACACTTTACATTTCAACGCCGGGGCAAGCCGCAACAAATCTTAGGCAGGCTGATCTTGATGTTCAGACTAAAGCGGCAAGAAAGAGAATTGACGCCAAAAAAGCTGATGTTGAAAAGCAGACTGGCGAAAAAATTTCTGATGATGAAGCCGTTATTTTGGTTCAAGAAGATTTGGCAAGTATGCTTGCGGCAGATGCGGAAAAAATATCATTGAATATTCAGGCTGTTAGGGGCCGAGTAAGACCAAGAGGTCGATACGATGAGTTGCCTGAAGCAACTCGCGGAATGGATCCTGTTACTGGGCGAGAGTTTATTGAGGGTGTTGGTGACATTGCATCTGCCGCACTCCGCTCTTTTCCCGGTGGCCTGCCCGCTAGAGGTCAATAAAAATGGCGATTGATACCAAAGATTTGCTTACATTAATTCGTGAAGCAGAAGCAAATGGTGATTACGACATTGCAATTAAAAAAGGAACAGGGCGGGGTGAAAATCTTGACTTGACCACTCTTACAGTTGGAGAGGTAAGAGCCTTACAACGACGTAGAAAAAAAGAACATGGTACGCCTATGGGCGCATACCAAATTACTGACAATACTCTTGATTACCTTGTTAATTCTCGCGGGTTTGATAACGGTCAATTGTTTGATGAAGCAACACAGGATGCTATGGCGTATGCATTGCTTGAGCGTCGTGGGCTTAATGATTACTACGACAACAAAATATCCGATGAAGAGTTTTTAAAAAATGTAGCTACTGAATGGGCTGGCATACCAGACATTACAAACAAAAGTGTGTGGGAAGGAGTTGCTGGCAACCGCAGTCAGGTTCCTGTTGAAGATGTTATTGCCGCTCTTCCTAAGCGCAAAGATAAAAAGCCTGATCCGTTGCGTGTTCAGCTGGCTAAAAATGAACTTGAGCCTGCCTTGGATTATGAATCTGTTTTGCCAGATTTTAAAAAAACAAAACGCAATGATATGGTTCGGTCTGATGGAAGTATAAAGTCATCTAAAGGTTTTCTTGGCCCTATTAAAAATGAGGCTGGGGAAACAATGACTGAGTTTACAACTGATCTTGGTGAAGGTTATGGCGGTTATCCTGCCAATTATAATATCCCAACATTAGTGCCCGGACTTACTTCACCGGAGCTTGCATTTTTAAAGAAATCCAAAAGCGGCGAGCCTATTGATATATCAAATCCTCTTGGTGCAGGCATAATTAATAAGGCTAGACAACACGCAAAAGCGCGGATAGACCAAGGATTAAATCCTTTATATCAAGACTTTGAAGAATATTCTGATGTTTCTTCCGTAATGGATCAAAGGCTTGCAGAGGTTATTCCCCCAAGCAGGTCTGGTCAGCTTCCAGAAGTTACGGTTGATGCAGAAAAAACATATCAATTTGATATGCCAAAACTTTCTGAAACACCTCCTTTGCCTGAGGTTAGACCTGCTAGTGAAATATATGCTGACTCTGCAATAACGCAAGGCGTTCAAGCCTTTAAAGAAATGACTCAGCCTGCTCGTGATGACGGGCTTAGATATGTTTCTGTGCCTGCTAGAAAGTTAATTGACGAATCGTATGAGCCAGAATCTGAATACGAAAATTTAATGCAGGAATATTACGCGGATTATAAAAAACGCAGGACGGAAAATTTAACTGGCGGTATACGTGCATTTGGTGGCGGTTTGACGTTTCAGTTATTTGACGAAATGGAGGCTTTGGTTAGGGCAAGCGCAAAACCAGAAGGCAATTACGACGAAGAGCTTTCAATAATTCGTGAAGAACAAAAGCGATACGAAACATTTAATCCCAAAACAGCTTTAGCACTGGAGGCTGGCGGAGCAATACCTACAGGAACAATTCTTTCCAAAGGGTTGACTCGAGCGGGAATTAAGAATATTGCGCCACAAACGGGCATAGAAGGTTTTATATACGGCGCTGGCTCTGGCGATACCTTTGAGCAACGCGTCCAGCTTGCTACTTTTGGCGGCATTAGCGGCATGGCGCTAGGAAAAGTTATTGATATGGCAATAACGCCATCGTCCGCTGGTGGATTGCGGACAAAAGCTGACGATGTTGCTGATGAAAGCCTGCCAATTGATGACCAGCCAGCAAGCCTTGACATTGAAAAGGCGCTAGATAATGAGATTTTTCAAGAGGTAGACAATCCAAGATACACGCAAAAGCCATTGCGAGAAGCCGCCACATTTGGCGAGTTTTATGATGGGATAATAAATGCTGTAAGGAATTTTTATAACGACAAGCTAACGGGATTGTCAGACCGGCTTGGCAGAGAAGTTAGCCTCGAGGTAATGGGTAGGTTCCAAAGGTCAGATCAAGCCGCGTTGTTTATTGTAAACCAAGAGCTTGAGTCAATGTCAAAAAACTTGGTTCCTGTAATTAAGATTATTAACGAAAGCGAAAAAACCAAGGGCGCAATGCTTGATTATGCCGCTGGCAAAATGTTTACCGATGACGAAATATTTAAAATAAATGCTATCGGAAGACAGATGACGCCTCAAGCTCGCAAGGCATACAGAAAGCGTCTACAGCAACAATCAATTGAAAGATTAGAAAAACAACTTGGCGATGAGCTTGGCTCTGAGCATTTAAAAATACTCAGGGAATACCTAGCCTACAGCAATAGAAAAAACGATGAATTAAACTCTAATATCTTTGGCGCTAGATTTGATGAAGACCCGAACATTGCTAGAAACTTGACGTTTTTGCATACACGGAATCGCGCTCAAGCACAGCGTTTTAAAGATGAAGGGCTGACTGAAGACCAGATTGAAGCTCGATTTATGAGCGACCCTGCGTTTGAGGCGCGGACTCGCGGCAGATATGGAGATCTTTCTGATCCTAAAAGACCGCTTCCGTCAGATTATGATAACCCGCTTGTTTCTGATATGCGCCGCATATTTAAGATGGAGCAGTTTAACCAGCTTCAGAAAAAGTTTGGCGTCAAGGTAGATGAGGCGGCAGAAGTTTTTGAGCGCCCGCTAACTTTAGATGAATTTCTTGATGAGTTTGCGTACACCCTTGAGCGCAAGGGCATAAGCAGAGAAGGTTCGTTTTACACTAGACAGCAAATAGCAGACCACATCATGGGCACTGCTAAAACGCCTCACCCCTTAATTCAGGCGGCAAATTCTTTGGCCTATGCAGTGACGTTGGCTGGCCCTATGTCAGCCATACTAAACCTTGCCGATATTCCAATGCTTGGTGCTAAGTATGGCGGCGGAGCAGTCAAGGAAGGTTTAAAGGTGGTTAGCCCATTTAAAAAGCCACCCAATGTTGACCTTGAAAAAATGGGGTTAAACAATCAAACCTTTGGCGAGTTTGTTAATTTGCTTAACGACCAAGTTGATAACCAGCAGGGGTGGATGGTTCGCACTGCAGAAAAAATGAGAAATGGCGCGGACTTTATGATGCGCGCCTCTGGCTTTGCGGCAATGGATCGTGTTGGTAAACAGGGGGTAATGCGTGGCGTATTAAAGAGCGCAGTTGACGACGCGGATGCAGGTAAGATAGCCGATAACTGGGGTTTTTATTTTAACGAAGCCGAACTAAATATAATTTCCGATCAGCTTCAAAAGCATGGCATGGATTGGACTAAATATACCGGCAAAGGTTCTGAGCTTATTGAAGAGCTAATGTTTGCCGGGCTTGGTCAGCAACAGTTAATCAGCGCGGCAGGAAGACCATCAGCATGGGCGCGACATCCGAATCTCCGACCTCTATGGGCATTGCGCGGCTTTGTTATTAAGCAACAAGCACTAGCTCTTCGCGAGGTTATGGGAAATATAAAGGCGGGTAAGCCAGAAGAAGCGGTTAAGTTTCTTGGTAGGTATGCGGCTTACGGAGCAGGCGGCTATGCAGTAATTAATGAGGGTCGCCAGTTTATTTTTGGCGATGGAGAAGCGTCATTTGGTGGTCTTGCCAGAGGCTATGGAGATGCATGGGCATCTTTATTAACGGCCAATACGTTGGGCTTGAACGACTACCAGTATGGTCAGATTAAAAATATTGGGCTGTTGCCAACTGCCGCACTGGGGATGGAGCCAATTGCAACAAGCAGGGCAAGGGATTTGATTAGCACAGGCATTGACGTTTTAGATCAAGAGCGCCCGCCGCAGGCAATGCTTACAGAAATTCCATTTTTCAAGCAAACCTTTAGGGCTGGGCGCAACATTGCTGAAATGACAGGCAGTACAGAAGTTGAAGGATTATTTCAAGAAGCACTGCGCCAGCGTAACGACTAATTCCAGCTTACGATTTCATATACAGGGTCGGACTCAGCTTTTCTGAACTCCGCCCTGTAATGATCGCTTATCTCTTTCCGCAATATCTTGTTTGTTTTTAGGATAGCGTTGGCCTTTTCGCGCAGTATATCCATGTGGCCTTCACCCCATGTTTTGAGCAGGAAGTCATGGAACTCAATGGGGTTAGCCGTAAAGTATCTATGATGATAGCGGCATAGGGTTATGGCGTTATCCATTGACCAACGCACAGACTTTTTAGCTCGCCCATAAATATGAGCGCAGTCAGTCCCTTCTCCGAAACAGTAAACACAGCGGTGTTGGTCACGGTGTCGGACGCATTTACTGAACCACGCATCGCAGGCTTCTCGTTTTATCGCCATTAGTTCAACTCCTTTACATGCTGAGGGAATGGCACCAGCATACCCTTATGCTCTGCAAGCCACCTGACAAGCACTTCAGCGGCTTCGCTAAGCTCCCTACCTGATAACCCTACCGTAGATTTTTTGCTGTACATCGCTTTAATTATGGGCTTGTACAGCATTTCTTTTACAAGCACCTCAGTAAATGGCACTTCAACTTCGCTATTGAATGGGTGAGTAGCGTGGTAGCCGCCAGCATTTAGCTTTTCAGCAATCTGCCTGAACCATAGGTGCATGGCATTGTTTTGCTTTTCTGTTCTGCCAGCAGGCTTAATGGAGTATAAGTGGTGGTCGCCATTCTCCAGTGCTAGGGTGGCAAAGCTAACAAAAAACTCCAGCTTATCTTTGTGATCAACAAGCCATTGATGTCCGTCTGTCATAACTCCTCCTAGTTTGGTTTGCCCGGTTAGCCCGGTTGGCCCAAGAAAAAGGGGGCGGCTTGGGTTGACCCGCCCCCTAAATCATGGGCTAACGGGGCCAGCGGGGCCAACGGGGCCAACGGGGCCAACCGCATACCTATGCCGTCCAGCGATAAAACTTGGCGTTGTTTGCACCTTTTCGCTCAAGTTCAAGATAGTTTCCACGCAACAACTCCATGCAGTTACGCAGGGTCTTTTTCGTGCACTCATTTGGGTTGGCTTCTTCATCCCGTAGCAAGTGGTATAGCTCGCTTTGGGAAAAGGTTTTGTTATCCCGCATGACTGATTTAAGAAAGTAATACTCGTCTTCATATTTGGCTTTGGCTTTGCCAATATTGATCTGGGCTTTCTGCCGATCCTTTAGCTCGGCAATATCATCTGGACTCATGAACTGTACTGAGTCAACGGAGTCCTCGTAATTAACAAGCTCTCCGGTCTGTTGATATTTAAACCCACCCTCAAAGCTGACCTGACTACGATCCTTTTCATTAATTACTAAAAGCTCCTGCCAATGAGCAAACTTATCGTTCAATGGATCGAGGCCAAACATATTGTCAACGTCAGACTTGAGGTCGCCCACGCCCTCGTAGACCAGCCGGCCTTCCATGTTGCGGTGTTTGTTGCAGTGGCCGAGCAGGATGACTGTGCCACCCGCCGCCGCAAACTCACGGAAAACGTGAAGCACATTTCTCATGTCGCCTTTGTTCAAAACTGGCGCAAACTTTTTCAATGTATCGCAAACTACAATCTTGCCATTAGCCTCACCTTCCATTCGGATAAGGTTGAGCAACTGCAAGGCATCTTCTGTCCTGCGGAGCGTTGGGTCAGGGGAGTTAGCCAGCGTCACCATTGTCATGCCGTGACGGTGCCCGAGCTTTGCCTTCTGAAGTACACCTTTAGCGCCATCGTCCTCGTTGAAATATATGACATCGGAGCCGCTTATTAGATTGTTGCGTATGGATTGAAAGAGGTTGCCTAAGATCCATACTGTTTTGCCTGCTCCACTAGGCGCGTATACAAGAGTGACAGTGCCGGTAGTTATCATGCCGGGAATAACGTCACGCTCTTTTGCTAGGCGCATTTCAATCTCTGCGATCCTGTCATTGACTGCGGCATTTTTAAGCCGAGCCAACGAGGAGGCCGCAGAAACGCCGTCAGCGCCGTTTAATGTAATAGGGTGGGTATGTTCGTTTGTTTGATTAAAGTTTGATGTGGAGCCATTGATAGGCTGTGATGGCATTTGAGGTAACTTGCTCTGCTCTTCGCAATATGCCGTCCAATCATCGTGCATGTAGCTCTCCTTTTTTATTTGGGCGGAACCTCCGACTTTGACCTAACCTTTGTTATCTGTCAACCATTTATCGCAATCTTTTTAATGTTTACAAGTGTTGACAAATGTATACAAATGTAGTCAAATGTACTTGGTCAAACAAAGGAGGCCATGATGAAAGCGGATAAAAGTAAAGGTGAAGTAGAGATTCATGGGAAAGTCTATCTAACGGTAGCTCGTCGCATTGATGACTTCAGAAAGTCGCCAGACTACAAAGGCTGGTCTATTGAAACCACAAGGGCAGATGCGCCAGACCCTTACGTTGTTATCAAAGCAACCATTCGTAATGCTGAAAACAGGGTTGTTGCTACAGGTTACGCAGAAGAAAGCAGAACCTACGGCAAGATCAACAAAACCTCAGCGTTGGAAAATGCAGAAACATCTGCTGTTGGCAGGGCATTAGCGTTCCTTGGATTAGGTGGCAGTGAGATCGCCAGCGCAGACGAGGTGTCAAACGCCATCGCCCACGGGTCAGCAAAGGATGCCGTCGATCCCATCGTCCGACACAACAAGGCATTAGCAGAAAACTTTATTAGTGTTGGATATATTAAAGACAACATTGCAAAAGGTGATATGCTTGCAGTTGCTGAAGGGTGGGACGAATTAAATAACGACACCAAAGAAGCATTGTGGCTGGCCCCAACGAAAGGCGGGATCTTTACCACAGAAGAGCGGGCATTTTTAAAGTCCGATGAATTTTACAACGCGAGGAAGCAAGTAGCATGAGTGATGAAAAACAGTTTGCAGATGGCCTGATAGCCAAGCATCCCGGTGACAATGCACCTGACTTTGTAAAGGCCAAGCTGTCTTTCAAACTTGACGAGTTCAAGCAATGGGTTGGCAACATCGAAAAGTCTGAGCAAGGTATTGAATGGCTCAACGTTGAAGTCAAAGAGTCAAAGGGCGGCAAGTGGTACGCCGAGCGTGTTATCTGGAAGCCACAGGAGCAGAACGCTTCCGCACCGTCCTTCCAGCAAAAGGTAGCAAAAGCATCTCAAGATGTTCCATGGTAAATACCATTAGTAGCTCAATGGTATGTGGCCCTTTGCCCCGCTAGTCGGGGCTTTTTTCCAAGGAGAAGTAATGAGCGATCAAGTTGAATACCTGTATT